TACTAGCTTAAGAGATACAGTCAAAACCTCATCAGAACTATTCTCTGGCGAAATGCTCCAAGCTGTAGTATCAGCAACTAATCAATTTACAAATCAATTTGTTGATGCCTTATTGACTGGTCAAAGTGCATTAGAAAGTTTTAGATCATTTGCAAAGAATATTGTTGGTCAGATTATTTCTATATTCATTCAGATGGCTGTAGTTAATAAGATCATAAACGGGATCTTTGGATTTAAGCCGGGGATGGAGGGCTATCAGCCAGAGATGGATTTATCAGATATATTTAACAGACAATCTGGAGGAAGAGTTCAAAGAGGTCAAGCATATATGGTTGGAGAAACTGGAGCAGAATTATTTGTTCCAGATATGAGTGGATCTGTAATGAACTCTCATAACACTAGATCTATGGGAGGTGGACCCCCAATAATAATTAATCAGAGTTTGAACTTTGCCACGGGTGTCCAGCAAACAGTCAGAGCAGAGGTTATGAGTCTCATGCCAAGTATTACTGATGCGAGTAAAAATGCTGTTGCAGAAGCGGCAATCCGTGGTGGTTCATTTAAAAGGAGTTTAGTAGGATGAGTAGAAGAAAAGTAACAATGCCATCAACCCCAAATTTTGTTTCTAGTAATTTTCAGATGATCAAAACAATAGGAGCTGGAGCTAGTATATTTACTGGCAAAGATTTTACTCAAGATTTTGGAGGATCATATTGGTCTTTTAGTGGAGCACTACCACCAATGAACAGAACTCAAGCTAAAGAATGGCAATCATTTCTTTTAGAATGTAACGGATCTCAAAATGTTTTTGAGTTTGCTGATCCAGATGCACTTACAAATCAAGGAACTTATGATGGAACTAATCCTTTAAAAACAGAAAAGAGAATCAATTCTAGTGGTGTTACTTTGACTGCTACAAGATCTACTTCAAGAATCACATCCGGGACTGCTATATTTAATAATCTTGTTAATAATGATTATGTAACAATTTCTGGATTTACTAAGAATGCAAACAACGGAACTTTTAAGATAACTAATAAAGTATCTAATACTGTTATTGTTGTAGATGCTTATCTAACAGATGAGACTGGTGCTACAAATGGACAAAATGTTTTACAAAATACTCAAGGATCTACAGCTCTTTCTTTGAGAGCAGATGGTAACTCTGGTAATGGAACAATTAAGAAAGGAGATTATCTTGGGATCCGTGCATCTGATATATCAAACTCAAATATTGTTTTAGATCCAATTCAATATGTAATGGTTACAGAAGATGCAACAGAAACAGATAATGGAAACTCTGATAAAAATCATTACTCAGTAAAAATTAACCCGGCACTTAGATCAGATCTAGCAGATGCTCATAATGTGCAATTTATAAATCCAAAAGGTTTATTTAGATTAGCTGGACCTATGGTGGAATGGAATGCAGATCATGTCTCAAGATATGGAATAAGCATAAGTTGTATTGAGGTAGTCTAATGGCAACTAGGCAACTTGATCCAAAAGTTCTTGAAAGGATTGCTGAGTTTCATCAGTCCGGTGTTTTCTTTTCTTTGAAAGCTACATTTGATTCTGGAACTATAAGGCTATGGTCTGGATATGAGGATATATCTTTGCCTACCGGAAATAGTAATGCCAATGAAAGCTATCTTGGATCTGGTAATCTTATAACTGTTTCTACATATACAGAAAGCAGAGATCTAAAATCTGATGGTATAAATATCCAACTTGCTTATGTAACAGATGACATCAAATCCATAGCTACTACAGAATCATTTCAGAACAGACCTATTGAATTGAGAATGGGTTACATGGATGCCGGGAGCAAAGACCAAGTTGCTGGAACATTTATTATATTCAAAGGTAGGATGACAAATCTTACAATCAATGATGATCCAACAAATCCAACAGTAGATGTTCAATGTGAAAATAGACTTGCTGATTTCAGCAGACCATCAAACTTTAGATATACCAATGAGTCTCAACATTTTTTAACTGGATCCTCTCCCGGTAATGTTGATGGGTTTTTTAGATTTGTAAAATCTATCCAAGACAAAGAAATTCTTTGGGGTAGAACTGCAAGTAGTGGAGGTGGTGGAGGTGGTAATCCATCTGATGGAACTGGCACCTCAAAACCAATAATGCAAAGATGAAGAAGAAAGCTAACTGGGAAGAACTACACTTTGATTTTTTACTTAAATACAAAGATAAGAAATTTGCATGGGGCAAATGGGATTGTATTAAGTTTGTCAATGCCTACCTAAAGGCTATATCCGGGACTGATGTTTTGAAAGGAGCTAAGGATCTTAAGAAATGGGATACTGAAAAAGATGCTCAAGAATCTATCAAAGATTATGGTAAGACTTTATCTGGTGCAATCCATAGAAGAGTAACTGAAAAAGGTATGATTGAGATCCCAAAGAAAAACTTTGGATTCATTTCTAAAGGAGATCTTATTTGTTTTAAAGAAGAGACTGAGTTAGCCGGTATCTCTGATGGTCATAACATTCTTGGACCTGGAGAAGATGGTATGCGAATCAAACAAATGAGCAGTTGCGATATTGTGAAAGCTTGGAGAGTCAATGGCTAAGCATATTAAAAGAGCTGTAAAAGCCGCTTTATTTGTGGCCGCAGTTTTATATATGCCATACAAAGTATTTGGATGGATTGGTGTAGAAGCATTCAAGACTCAAGTATTTTTAGCTTTTGTTGGATCTGCTCTACAAGGAGTTTTTTCAAAAGGAACAGATGGTGGTGTTCAAAACTTTGGAACTAAATTTGCCAATAGATCTGCAATAGCACCAAGACAAATAATCTATGGAGAGTGTAGAGTTGGTGGCACCATAGTCAACATCAGAACATCTGGAACTGATAATCATAAATTGCATTTGTTGATTGCTCTAGCTGGGCATGAGTGTCAGTCATTAGAAAATGTATCTATTGGAGATACTACATTGACAACATCAACTTCTGGTGCATTCCAGATGGTTACAAATTCTAAATATACAAATACAGATAATGACAATGCTTTTGCAAGTGGAAGATTAATTAGATATAGATTTGTTGATGGATCTCAGACTACAGCAGATACAAGTGTCAGAACTGCAATGCCCGGCATGACAACATCTGATATTGGTAAAGATATAGCTTATGTTTATGTTGAGTGCATCTATGATAATGAGAAGTTTGGATCTTTCCCAAATCTTTCTTTTGTTGTTAAAGGTAAAAAGGTTTTTGATCCAAGGAATAGCTCTACTGCTTTCTCTAGTAACCCAGCCTTAATAATTAGAGATTATTTAGCTGATACCACTTATGGACTAAAAGCACAAACAGATGAGCTTAATGATACTACCAATGCTGGTGGCTTTAGTAGTGCGGCCAACACTTGTGATCAATCAGTTACCTTGAACAATGTTGGTGCTACTTCTAATAGATATACTTGCAATGGATTTACAGACATGGGTGCAAATCCTCAAGATGTAATCCGAATGTTATTGACCTCATGTGGTGGGAAACTATCTTATGTAGATGGTAAGTTTCAGCTCTTTGTGGCTGCAGCTCAGACTCCAAGTTTGACTATTACTGATGATGATATTCTTGCTCCACCAGTTTTCTCAACGGGTAATGCAGAATCTTTACCCAATGCAGTCAAATCTGTATTTGTAGATTCACTTCAAAGATACCAGCCGGGAGATTGTCCAGTAGAAGAGGACTCTACATTTTTATCTGAGGATACTCCAACTGGAGAATCATCTGCTAATTACAAATCAATCTTAGAATTACAACTACCATTTACAACAAATATAAAAGAAGCACAAAGATTGCAAAGAATATTCTTAAGGCAAATGAGACAAAAGATCTCAGTCAATATTGTTACTCATTTAGCTTTTATGAAAGTCCAACCAGGAGACTGGGTATATCTTACAAATTCAAGACTAGGATTTGATCAAAAGATCTTTGAGGTAGAAGAAGTTCAAGTAGTTCCTCAAGAAGCAGAGGGAGGTGTATTTTTAACTACTGAATTGGTGCTTAGGGAGAATAGCAACTCTGTAACAAGCTATACATTTAATGAATACTCTACTCCATCAGATGATGATGATCCGGGGGACTCTGATGATAGATCTATATCAGCACCATCAAGCTTGACTGGAACTGTTCAATCAATAATTGATGGACCTACAAACAAAATAAATATTGTTACCAACTGGACTAATGCATCTAATGACAATATCTCTGGAACAGAAATATCTTATAAGCTTTCTACTGATTCTAATTTTTCTGGTTTTTCTGTTATGAAAGGTGTAGATACTATGACTATCCCTAATGTCTCAGATAACAAAACATACAATATAAAAGCTAGGCACTTTACTCCGGATGGGATCTTTTCTGATTATACAAGTGTTATTAATGTAGCTGTTGCTGTAGCTGGTAATCCCGGAGTTCCAACCAGCTTGTCTGCATCAACAACTTTAAAACTAGGGATCATGGTAAGTTGGATCAATCCAACTGATACAAATCTAAGATCTATAAAACTATATAGAAAAACATCTAATACAACTCCAACAGATGATACAGATCTTATAGAGACCTTTGCTGGAGAACCCGGTAAAAGAATGAGAGTAAGACAAGGCATTCAAGATGGACTAACAGCCGGGACTACTTATTTCTTTTGGGTAAGATCTGTAAACCATTTAGGTAATCATTCTGCATTTGTTGGATCTGTATCTGGGATCTTTGGTGCTTTCAATGGTGGAGATGTTGGTCTCAATAATCTTAATGATTTAGATCCATCTCAAAACACAAAACTGACTGGTGTAGAAACAGGGGCTACTGTTGGAGCTAAAGCCGGAGTCAACCTAAAGGATTCTGGTAATACAGTTCTTGATGATGTGGACTTTAGAAATGAAGATCTAGCTATAGACTTTACCGGTAATACAACTTTCCGAATCAAAAAAGGATCTACAGTTATTGATACTCAAGCATTTGATAAGGGTAATGTAGGACTTACAGATCTTGATTCTCTGGAATCTGGAACTGGAACAAAGCTTTCTGGCATAGAATCTGGAGCTACTGTTGGAGCCAAACTAGGAACAAATCTAAAAGACTCTGGTAACAATAGTCTATCTGATGCTGATGTTAGAAACTCAGATCTAGTGATTGCCAAAAATAGTCAAACTCTACAACTCAAAAAAGGATCTACTCTGATTGATAGTGTTTCTGTAGATAAAGGTTTTGTAGGTTTATCTGATCTTGATTCATTAGAATCTGGCACGGGAACAAAACTATCTGGTATAGAAACTGGAGCAACAGTAGGAGCTGTAGCCGGGACAAACTTAAAAGACTCTGGAAACAATACTCTTGCAGATGCAGATGTAAGAAATTCAGATCTAGTCATTACTAAAAATAGTCAAGATATACAGATCAAAAAAGGAGCTACTCTTATTGATTCTGTAAGTATAGATAAATCAACTGTAGGTCTTTCAGATCTTAACTCTTTGCAGTCTGGATCCGGGACAAAACTTGCTGGGATTGAGGCCAATGCAACATTTGGAGCAAAGGCTGGAACTAACTTGCTTGATTCTAATGAGAACAATATCAATGATGATGATTTATTAAACAGCAGTCTATCAATAGATTTTACTGGCAATACAACTTTGCAACTCAAGAAAGGATCTTCTGTTGTTGATACTCAAGCTTTTACAAAAACTAATGTTGGTCTTTCAGATCTTGATTCTTTAGAAGCCGGAACCGGAACAAAATTAAGTGGTATAGAAAGTGGGGCAACTGTTGGAGCTAGAGCAGGAGTAAACCTTAAAAGGAATAATAATACTGTTGTTGGAGATGCTGATATTATTACAAGTGAGGGAACTTCTGATGATACAGAAAATGTAAACTCTGTAGCCAAAGCTGATATTACTGGATCTATTACTGGAGCTCAGACCAATGTTGCTAGTGTCATTCAGAACCTAGCGGCTGGAACTCAAAGCATCAATGCTGGATCCTTAGATGCTGGAACAATTAACACTTCACTATTGAAACTTGATGAATTATTTTTGCCAACAAGTGGGACTGGTTTTTCTGGTCAAACAGTAACCTTTAATTCCACCATGACTCAAGTTAGTCTTGGAGACATTGGGACTGGACCCGGATTCTATATGGGGACTTGTTCAATACAAATTACAGATGCACAAGGAGATGACATCAGAGGTGCATCTTTGCATATTGATATAAAAGCTGGAGTCTCTGTTGTCTATACTAAATATTGGGGCATAGGTCAAAAAGAGGGGAATAGGTATTATGACCATACAGACCAGTTTGGGGATAGTGGAGATCTTCCAGTAATGCATTTAGAGTTTGCCTATTTTCATACTGCATCTACAACTTTATCTCTTCACATAAATGGAGACTCTAATGATACCCAGACAACTTGTTTGGCAAGAGCAAGAGTAGTCAAGTTTGGAGCTGAGACTGTAACATTTAATCCAACAAGTATCTCTGCTGTAACTGGAGCTACTGCAAGTTCAACTCAAGATTCTGGGACTGTAACTGTTTCTGGATTTACCGGAACAAAAGCAGTAAATCTATCTGGTAATTCATCAGCTCTTGTTAGTGTTAATGGTGGAACTTTTACAGCATCTCCTGGCACCATATCAGCCAACCAAACTTTTGAGATTAGATTGACTGCATCTCCAACAGCCGGGACAACAAGATCTGCAACAGTAGAGATTGGAGGAACAGCAATAACTTTTTCTGTAACAACAGCCGGGACATATACTCCAAGTTATTCTGGAGGTGGTGGATCTGGTGGTGCTGGTGGAGGATTTGAAACAACAAATCAAATAGTATAAATATGACTTATTCTTTTACTTACACAATTTTAACTCATAGCATAGTTGAACATCTTGGAGAACAGTTCATCAATCAGATTATGTATAGAGTAGATGCCACCAGATCTGATGGTAAGTCTGCATCTTTTGAATTGTCCCTTGGCTACAATAGGGATTCTGTTACTAAGGTTATTCCAAGATCTAGGCAAAAATATGATGCATCAGATAATGTGATTCCAGAGAATGAATTTGCAGATAGATCTGATTTCAAAAAGTATTCTGAGTTGAGCATCCCGGCTGATCTGGTAACATGGATCAAGAGCCACCATGAGGATACTGCATCAGAATTGCAAGGCTTAAAAAACTATACGGATTATATTATAGGAGGATAGTATGGATAATATGGGTAGTGGTAGATTTGGAGGAGATATGGATAGGAATGAAGTTGAGATGGATCTCAATAAATTCATGGCAATGATCCAGGAGATCTCAGAATTAAAAGATAAAATTAGAGAGCTTGAAGATACAAAGAATGTGAACCCACATCAAAAGTGGATACATCTAGCTCAAGCAGTTGACTCTTGGAGGATCTTTCCAAGATTGTTTTTGACTGTATATATTATTCTTTTATATTCAACTGTTATGTGGTTCATGGATCTTGAAGCACCAAACTTTGAACAGTCTGGTTTAATCTCAGTAGTTGTTGGAGCTGGAGCAGCTTGGTTTGGTTTGTATGCCGGAACAAGTGGAGCAAGTAAAAGTTTCAAAGGAGAAGATAAGTAGTGCAAGAGATCTTAGATCTTATAGGAGATGTTGGATTCCCAATAGCCATGGCTGTAATAAGTGGGTTCTTCATCTTCTTAACTTTAAAATATATTTTGGAAAGTGTATTGGGGCAAGTTGCCGGGATTGAGGGAATTGTTAAAGCTCTGGATAACAGAGTTAAAACAATGAACCATGACATCATAAGAGTTGATAATACTATATGCTCAGTCCTTGGCATCAAACCAGATCTTGAAAGAATAGCAAGAGCAGATGGTAAGAATGATGCAAGAAGAGATTAAAAAGAAATGGGGTAAGAAAGGTTATCTTAACCATACAGATCTTAAAACTTTTAGAGATCAAGAATTACCTAGCAATATATTTGCACTTATTTTTCTAACTTTGGTTTGCTTGGCTAGTTGGTATTTTATTATCAAAGGTGTAATTTGGATAATCTATCAAATGCTATAGCAGACTATGGTTTTCCTATCATTGCAGTTCTGGGATTGCTATGGGTAGTCTGGTTTATATGGAAGTTCATAACTCAGAATATTAAGGTTAGACTTGCTGAAACCAATACAATTTTGATAGGATTGATAGATAGAATTAGAGTGTTGGATAATGACCTTATCAGATTGCAACAAAAGTTGAACACTTTTATAAGCATAAGGGAGTTGGAAAATGCCAAAGAAAAAACTTACAAAAAAACAACAAGAGGAAATACAAAGAAATAAAGATAACATTTTAAGAGTTATTGTAGTCATTGGAGTTCTATTATTTGCTGGAGTCTTTGCTCAAAATATACTAGCAGATGAGATAGTTCACAAATTCAAAAGTCCATCATTTTCTGGAGTTGGCACTTCATCCCATTATCTAACTATTGAGAATCAAGAGTTCAATAGAAAGGCTGACATCAAAGCAGAGATCAAAGCTCTGCAAGAACAAATCAAAAGAGACAAAGAGAATACCACCCTTGCCAGATTCAGCAGGAACCTAGAGAGCAGAATTTTTGCACAATTATCAAGACAATTAGTTGAAAACTTATTTGGAGAAAATCCATCAACATCCGGTATCTTGGAGCTGATGGGTAATACTATTGAATATAGTATCTCTGATGATGGTTTATTTATAACCTTAAAGATAACGGATCAAGATGGTGTGGTTACGGAAATTACTTTGCCTATTGGATCATTCACTTTTTAAGATCTTTCTAGTTGTGGCATTGTTGCCCGGCTGTAGTGTGTTTCATGTTTTGGATGATACCTATGCTGAAAGATTTAAAAGCAAAGATCTAAATGGGCCTCAATTAGAAAGGCTTTATACCCAAGAGCTGATAGATATGAGAGCTCCTACTGTTAGACCAGTAGTGGCTGTATATCCAACAGCATTTACAGATCTTACTGGACAAAGAAAATCCAACTCAAGTTTTGCTATGTTCTCAACAGCAGTAACTCAATCCCCTAATAGTTTGCTGATTCATGTCCTCAAACATACTGCTGATGGGAACTTTTTTGTTGTAGTAGATAGAGTAGGTTTGGATAACCTAACAAAAGAAAGGCAACTGATTAGATCCA